TTAATGCCAGGTATCACTTGTTTTTTAGAATGGGGATGGTCTGGAACGACACCAATAGGAGAAGACCTTTATAAAGGTTTTAGAGGGCCAGGAGGTTCTAAACAATTAGAAGAAAGAATTATAAAGAAAAAATTAGGTTTACCAATGGAAGGAAGCCTAATGGAATCTGCAGTTTCTTATCAATCTGATACAGAAATATTAGATTTGTTACCTGGTCAATATGATGCAATGTTAGGAGTAATAACTAAATTTAATTGGTCATTAGATAGCGATGGAAGTTATTCTATTAATATGTCAATGATTTCTCCAAACTCTTTGGTAATGGGTATAGGTTTAGAAACACATTTATTAGGAGCAACAAAAAATACAGGCTTTAGATTATCAAAAGGTAAATATATAACGAAATCTAAATCTATAAAAATAGACGGTTCATATGTATCAGTACCAATATCTACAAGAACAAGTATATCAGATGCTGAATTTTTATGCAGATCTATGGTAAAGCTTTTAATGAATGATGGAAAAACTATAGAAAGAACAGAAGTAGAAACAAGCGCAGCAGTTGCTGAAGCATCAAAAGGTTTACAAGGAAAAATTAATGCTGCTAAGGCAAGAATTAAAAAACGAGAAGAAAGATATGATGAGCTAATTGAAGCATGGGAAAAATCTTCTGCCCAAAGAGAAAAATATGCAAAACTTTCCGATCCCCAAGGATATGGCGATACATCAGCACAATATCCTTTACAAGCGGGTTTTTGGTCTGGATGGGGAACACCAATCTTTTCTCAAACCGGAATACAAACTGGTCCTTGGGTTGATTCTGATAAAGGAGTTTGGGGAGGCCCAGGAACCAAAGCCGATTTCCATTCACTTGATGCAATGGGTGGCTCAACTAAATATATGTTTGTTGGTAAAATATATGCTTATTATAAGGAAGAGTCCAGTGCAAAAATGGATGCTTATTCTGACCACGAGGACAAAATGGAATGGATGGACGAGGAAGACAATGCAAAGATAAAAGTTTGGGAACAACAACAGAAAGATTTGGGTGTAGAAGTAGAAGCAGATAAAGAAGCTAAAACAAAGGGTGATGGAAAAGCTTATACCATAAAAGGAACAGGTGATAGTAAATATATATACTTTGCCGATGATCCTACATTGATTTTCAAAACCATGATTGACAATATGGTTTATTTTGAAATAAAAGGTAAAACTCTTTGGAAAACTAGAACTACTTATGGCTGGCATCAAGATCCAACAAAAACTTATTCAAGAAACGGTATTCCAGTAAAATACTGGTGGCAAGAAGGAACAAGCAAATTAGATACTGGAGCATTATTAGCATTAAGAGGGTGGAAAAGACAATCTTCTGGTAATGAATACGAAAAAGCAAATTATGTTACTTGGAGATGGATAGAAGATTATCTATTACAACAAACTGCACCTAAAAATAAAGCTGGTGATCCTATTATTTCATTAAATTCAACTCACGTTGGAGCCGATGGATCAGACGAGTCATTAGAATTATATTACCCAAACCAATGCGTAAATCATCCGCTTATTCAATCAATGGATTATGGAGTTTGTGTATTATTAGACAAGCAATCCAAAGATGCAGTATTAGCGATGAAAAACATGTTACCAGAAGAAGCCGGTGCAATTATTGAAGAAGGAGTAACAAATCTAAATAAAAAAATCGGGGATAGATTTTGCCCACCATTAACTGGGTATAGTACTTTTGGAAATGCTTCATCCGGTAACATAAGAGACATTTTAGTTAACATAGATCATGTTATGAAGACATTAACTGCTCAAAGAACATTTGAAAGTTTCGTTACTACTTTGCTAAGTGATATAAATGATGCATGCGGTAAACCTTGGGATTTCTCTTTACAAGCAAATGAAGGAGATTCCCATGTCTTACAAGTTATAGATAAAAATTGCACTCCTTTATCAAAGCCAGCTGAAACTTTGGAAATAAATCCTATAGAAGCTGGTAAACATGACGTAATAGAACCGGGACCACAAAAAACTATAGATTATAATGAAGAAGCACCAGATAATATAACAGTTTTCAGACCTTCTAGGCACTATCCTTTCAAGGGAAGAGGTTTTGGGAATATACTAAGATCAGTTAGCTTGAATTCTAAATTACCAAAATCTGTGCAATCTATGGCTTTCATTGCAAATAAATCTCAAACAAAAAATACTCAAACAAAAGATACTGCAGATTTTAATATATATGGTTCAAAAGTAGTAGACTTATTTTATAAAGATGGAGTAGCTCATCATCAAAAATCTATTGCCCAAAAACAAATAGAATTTGAGACAAAGAAGGCAAGTATATATAGAGACTGGGGTTATACTTATAATAAACTTTTTAAGGAAGATCAAACACCACTAGCTAATTCTTTAAGTGCAAGACAAATTCAAAAACAATTAGTAAGTGCAGTAGTTTATGGGTCACCAGAACAAGCACCAAAACCTACTCCAATGCCAAGATTGTTACCATTAGAATTAAAATTCAAGTTAGATGGTATTAGTGGAATTTATCAAGGTAATAGTTGTAGATTTTTAACTGTATCTGAGGGAGGAATATTACCGGACAGATATAAGAACGAAGTTTTATTTCAAATAACAAAAGTTCAACATTCTATAAGCGATGCAGGCTGGGAAACTAATGTAGAAACAATGATGAGAATGATTCCACAAGAAGACAAAGAAAAACTAGCAGGAGGAGAAGTAGATGATGAACAATCATAGGAGAAAAATATGAGCACTGATAAAACATTAGTAGAGATGATAAAAGAAAACCTTGAGAGAGAACAAAGAGCATACGATACTATTTCAGAATACGGTCTAATTACTGGTGAATCGGAAAGTGTTGTAAAATCTTTAGGTATTCCTGCTATAATACCTTCTCCAACGGAAAAGGAATATGAAAAAGGGTTTATGAAAAGATCTTTTGTTGCAAGATATGATGCTAAAACCGCTACAGAAGTATCAGAAGACTTTTATAACAATGAAGCTTCTAAACTACCAGAAGGTATTTATAAAGCTGTATCTATGAAATGGTACTTAAATAATAATAAATTACCACAACTTGCTGGTATGAAAAATACTGTAAATGCTCTAAATGTAAATGCTTATTTAACTAATAAAGCTTCAAAGGAAATGCCACAATTAAAAGATACTATAGAAATATTTGATCAATTCTTTCGATAAGTCAAAAAAATTTATTATATTGTAAATATGAATATTAAAAAGGTTATATCAGAAGCAGAGAGAAAGCTGCGGGTTCAAACGTATATAAGTAATGGTAAAGCAATAGATTTAGATTTATTGAAACCTGAAGCTTATAAGTTTTTTAATAGATTATACTGGAATAGACCCGATATATTTGAAATCATTCCACAAGTAAAACATTTGGAATATTACGATAGCTTAAGAGCTTTCTTAGAAACTTTCGATATATCCGATTATGATTCACAAGTAGCAAAAACTTACGAAAATCTGATTTTACCTTTATTTGAATCTATACAACAAAATGGTCTTTATACAGAAAATGGAATGGAATATTCCAAGTATAACTTATTTACTACAACTGGTAGACCTTCCAATTCTAATAGAGGTATAAATTATGCTGCATTAAATAAAGCAGATGGTTCAAGAGAAAGGTTTACAAGCAGATTCTCTAATGGTAATTTATTAGAAATGGACTTTGATGCATATCACATTAGACTTATTGCAAGTTTAATAAAATACAATTTACCTGAAACTTCAGTTCATGAATATTTTGCAAAACAATTTTATGGAGTACAAACTGTAACTAAGGAAGAATATAAACAATCAAAAGCTATGTCTTTCCAAGTATTATATGGAGGTGTACCAAAAGAGTTAAAAGGTATAGAATATTTTGATAAAGTAAAAGCTTACATTTCTAATCTTTGGGATATTTATATTAACAAGGGTTATATTCAAACTCCAGTATTTAATAGAAGGTTATATAAAAATAATTTAGTAGAGATGAATCCTCAAAAATTATTTAACTATTTAATCCAAGCATATGAAACCGAAAGGAATATAAAAGTGATGATAGATATTCAATCTTTATTAAAAGATAAATCTTCAAAATTAATTTTATATACATACGATGCTTTTCTATTTGATATAGAAGATTCTGAACTTTACCTAAAAGATGAAATACAAAAACTAACAGGTTTTCCTGTTAAAATGCATATAGGCAATAACTATAATGATATGAAACTTTTAACTAGATAAGATGATATTTATAATCAAAGATAATGGAGTAATTATATGAACATAAATTCTTTAGTAAGTGAATGGGCTTGGCGAGTAAACGATGGAATGCCAGACCCTAATAACCGAAATCATATAGAGATGCTAGAAGAAGTATTAGTTGCTCATAAATACGATAGAGAATTTATAGATCAATTTATCCATCAAATTGCACCTCTTAATGAAGCTGCAATAAAAAACTCAGAAGTAACAAAAGCTATCAAAGCTGCTAAAAAGAATCCTGCTTTTAATAAATTCTTAAAAAACTTGCCAGGTGGTGATCCTGCAAGACAGATGAAAAATTATTTAGAGAAATTGGATAAAAAGAAAGCAGAGGAATTTGCACAGATATTATATTCATCTTCAACTCCTCCAAGAACTATAGGTGGTGGAGTACAAAAAGAAATATTTAATTTAGATGCAAAGGGAATTGGTAAAGGTGAACTTTGGTTAGCAGTTATGACTAAGAATTCAGAGATACAAGGTGGAGGAGTTTCATTTGATCTAAAAGCTGATAAGAAGTATGAAGTAAAGACTTACATTGGAGCTGGTCAAAATAAGGCTGTAATAAGATTAGGTACTGAAGGAGCTTTAGGTTCTACAATTTTTTGGCAAGATATATTAGACACATTAAAATTACTAGAAAAATTAAATAAAGCAGTATCTTTGAAAGACTATTTTGATGCAGATTTTGTTTCTAAAATAGATTATATGATAGGTAGAAAAGGTATGACGTTAAAAGGCGAATTTAACGGTAAAGATATGAGAACCTACAATGAATTTTATAAATTAGCAAAGAGTAAAACTAAATCTGCCGAAGAAGGATATAATAGAATAGATTTAAGAGGTCCTAATACTAGACCTCAATCTTTTTCAATAAAGCCTATACCTTCTAATGTATCTGGTAACTCATTAAAAGTTGAACTTATAAAAGGCACTACTAAAGATTCAGTATTATCAAATGTAATAACAGAACTTAGAAGGTTAAAATATGTAAGACAGCCTTCTGCATTAGATGCTGATGTACAAAAATCAGTAGATAATGCAATAGCAAGTGGGCCAGCAGATGCATTTATTGTTTTCAGACCGGGTAGAGTATACGTTGGTAATAAATTTAAGTTTGGTGTAATATCTCAAGGCGGTATAAAGATAATCGAAAGGTAATTATGAAAACTAATTTATTATGCACATTTACAAATAAGAGAGAGAAAAGAAAAACTCTAGATTTAATTATAGATAAATACGATATACTATATAATAAGATTTTTCTTTTAAGAAACGTAGATAATTCAAATGAACTAATGTGCACTTATAATATTTCTATAGATGAAAACTATTCAGAATTAGATAACACTATATTATTACATAGAAAAAAAGCTACTAATTCTTTATATACAATTAATGCTCTAAATGCTCTTATACAAGTTTTGAATAATGGAGTATTAGATACATCATACCAATTAGACTGGGAAAATTATAGAAATACAATGCTTTTAACTAATGAGGAAGGGTTAAAAAGAATAGAAACAGAAGTTGAAGATATAATATATATTAAGATAAAAAGGTGAGAACTATGATCAAATTAAAAAATTTATTACACGAAAACAACATTTCAGAAAATTTGAAATATCATATTAGAAATCAAATCTCTTTGAATGAATCAGTTTTTAGATATGGTTCTAAAGCGCATTTTGATTTAATTAATGAAGCAAGAAAATTACATAGCAAGGGTGCTGAGTTTGATTCTTATTCTAAATATATACTAGAAACTGATATGGGGTTGATGGGTACATATGAAAACGTAGAAGTACCATTAGATTTCCCTATGTTGACAGAAGCAGAATACCAAGGAAGAAAGGTTGATCTAAATAAACCTAAAAGAGGTGGGTCTGCAAAATATTATGTTTACATTAAAGATCCTAAATCTGGTAATATTCGTAAAATAGCTTTTGGAGCTAAAGGTGGAGGTGGAAAACTAGCAGTTAAGATAAAAGATCCAAAAGCTAGTAAAGCATTTGCAGATAGACACAATTGTGATACAAAGAAAGATAGAACTAAAGCTGGGTATTGGTCTTGCAACCTACCAAGATATGCAAAGCAATTAGGTTTAGGTTCAAATATGAATAAATTCTGGTAAATGAATCCATATACAGACGAAAAAAATACAGGTTATAAAATAAGAACATTTGAAAAAGATGTTTTGGAAGAAGATTTGATTTGGCATACTGACGAAAGAACTAGATTAGTAGAAGTTATAGAAAGTAAAGGTTGGCAATTTCAATTCGACGATGAATTACCCTTTGGTTTGCAAAAAGGAACTATTATAAATATTCCAAAAGGTAAAATACATAGAATTATTAAAGGTGATAGCAATTTAATAATTAAAATCAAAGAAATTTGATATTTATACTAAAGGTTTTCCTCTTTTTATTTGGATAAGTCGAAAATTTTTCTTATATTTATATAAATAACAATTAAACACTAAAAACTGAAATATGTCTAAATTATTCTTAACAGTCACCTTGTTCCTTGTTGGACAAACACTAATTTGGTTTCAAACAAACGGTCAATTCTTATGGAGTTGGTTTGCTAAAAATCCTTTAATCTTATCATTAGTAGGTGGTACTACTATATCCTATGCATTTATATTAGCAACTAAATTTGCTTATGAACACTTTGACGGTCTATTATGGCCAGGAAGATTTTTGGGTTTTGCATTGGGTATATCATCTTATGCACTATTAACTTGGTATTTTATGGGAGAGGGTATTAATTTCAAAACGTTAACCTCATTAATATTATCGATAGGTATAATTTGTGTACAACTTTTTTGGAAATAATTTGGATATGTCAAATAAATTTATTATATTAGTAATATGAAAAACAATCTACAACTAGGCTATGCATGTATCAATATGGAATTACGTAAGGACCGTATCTTTACTAATCGTCACATGCGTCAAAAAACATTCGAAGCAAAAGGTATTGAATATGCTTCAGAATTAAATCTGCTAAACGTCAAAGACCTTATAAAAATTATACAATGGAATATTGACAATGGCATCAAAGTATATCGTATGTCATCAGATATATTTACATGGCACTCTCATTACAATCTAGAAGATTGCCCAGATTTCCCTGAAATAAAACGCCACCTTGAAATTGCTGGTAAACTTGCCAGGGACAATGGTATTCGTCTTTCAGCACACCCAGGTCAATATACTGTACTTGCATCACCCAACGAAGATATTGTTATTCGGGCTATCGATATACTAGACAAAACAGCTATTGTTATGGACCTTATGGGTATGCCAAAAACGCCATTCTGTAAAATCAATATACATATAGGTGGTACCTATGACGACAAAGTTGGCACTATGGCAAGGTTTTGCAAAAACTTCAAACGTATTATACCATCGGCACAAGCTCGTCTTACTATCGAAAATGACGACAAAGCTTCTATGTATTCGGTATCCGATTTATACGAAGGTATACACAAAGTAATTGGTATTCCAATAGTATTCGATTATCACCATCACAGATTTTGCACTGGTGGTCTATCTGAATCAGAAGCATTACACTTAGCTTCTAAAACTTGGCCAGATGGTATACGTCAATGTACACACTACTCTGAATCAATGGCACTTATGGAAGGAGCTGAAGATAAACGTGAAACCGCTCATTCAAATTACATTTACAATGAAATTGATACACACGGTCTTTCTATAGATTGCGTAGTGGAAGCAAAGATGAAAGAAAAAGCTGTTCAAAGATATTATGATAAAAATTTGGTTTTGTCATAATTTTTTATTATATTAGTATTAACAATTAAAAAAAAGAGGAATAATATGATTTCAATTGAAAATCTGCAAGAAACTCTAACAACTGTAACATCAGACGTTGAAAAATTCAACAATGGTAATAAAGCTGCTGGTACAAGAATTAGAAAAGCAATGCAAACATTAAAAGGTCAAGCACAAGACCTACGTAAAGAAGTGCAAGAAATTAAAAATAACAATTAAAAAAGGAGAATTAATTATGGCAATTGATTTAGAAGCAATCCGTAAGAAATTACAAGGATTACAAACGACGACAACTAGAACGTCAAATTTATGGAAGCCTGAACCAGGCAAGAACCAAGTAAGAATAGTACCTTATCAGTATGATAAAGATAACCCATTTCAAGAGTTATTCTTTCATTATGGTTTAGGTAAAAGAAATTATCTCTCACCAACAACTTTTGGTGATGCAGATCCAGTGGTTGAGTTTGCTGATAAACTTAAACAAACTGGTAATAGAGATGATTGGCAATTAGCTAAAGGTCTTACACCAAAGATGAGAACTTATGTTCCAGTATTGGTTAGAGGTCAAGAATCTGAAGGTGTTAAACTTTGGGGATTCGGTAAAACTGTTTACCAAGAACTATTAACGTTTATAGCTGATCCTGATTATGGTGATATCACAGATGTAAAAGCTGGAAGAGACATTACGGTTACATTTACACCTGCAGAAGGTGGAGAGAGATTTCCAAAGACTGCAATTATGGTTAAACCTAATCAAACAGCAGCAACAGATGATAAAGCAGTAGCTGAATCTATTATGAACGGTCAAGAAGATATCTTTAATATTTTCAAGAAAGTTTCTTATGATGATTTGAAATCTGCATTGGAAGAATGGTTAAACCCTGAAAATTCAGATGCTCCAGCAGAAACTCCAACACCAGTTGCAGCACCAGCAGGAGTTAAGAAAGCAGACGATATTGATTCAGCATTTGACGATTTATTTAATAATTAGGAGATAGAGATATGATGACAATTGAACAAATTGAAAAGTTAATCGAAAAACCATTAAAGACTTTAGCAAGAGAATTAGAAAAGCAAGGTCTTATGGAAGGGCTAACACAGGAAATCATTTCTCATATTCTAAAAAATATTAGAGAAAATAAATAAGGAGATAATTATGGCTAGAAAAAGTAAAGCTCAAAAACAAAGTATTGCAGAGAGGGATGAACTAGCCGGAGTTATCGCTGATTCACTTAATAAGAAATTTAAGTCAATGAAGGTTGCATATTTCTTAGATGGAGCGGAGGATACACCAACAGATTTAACTGAATGGGTATCCACCGGTTCGTCTTTGTTAGATTTAGCAATATCTAATAGACCTAATGGAGGAATACCAGTTGGAAGGATTACAGAATTAACGGGGCTTGAAGCATCTGGTAAATCTTTGATTGGTGCTCACTTATTAGCTAATACTCAGAAACAAGGCGGTTTAGCAGTTTATATCGATACGGAAAATGCAATGAATGAAGAATTTGCTCGTGCAATTGGTATTGATATAAAAAGTTTATTATACATACAGCTAGAAGCTATTGAAGATATTTTTGAAGTTATTGAAAATATCATTATGAAGATTAGAGAATCAGATAATAATCGGTTAGTTACAATCGTAGTAGATTCAGTTGCAGCAGCAACAACTAAAGTAGAACAAGAAGCAGATTTTGAAAAGGATGGCTGGGCAACAAGTAAAGCTATTATCATTTCAAAAGCAATGAGAAAAGTAACACAATTAATAGGTAGACAAAGAATCTGTCTAGTGTTTACTAATCAATTAAGAGTTAGATTGGGAGTATCATTTGGTGATCCATATACAACTTCCGGCGGTAAAGCTCTAGGTTTTCATGCTTCTTGCAGACTAAGGTTAAAAGCTGCTGGGCAAATTAAAGCTAAGATTGACGGCAAAGAGCATGTAGTTGGTATTAAAACTAAAGCTCAAGTAGTCAAGAACAGAATGGGACCACCATTAAGAACTGCAGAATTTCAAATACTTTTTGATAGAGGTATTGATGATTATGGTTCATGGTTACAAGTTATGAAAGACTATAATTTAGTCAAGCAAGGTGGCTCCTGGTATACCTATATTGATCAGAATGGAGAGGAACTCAAGTTTATGTCCAAAGAATTTGAAGATAAAATCCTATCCGATGAAGACAGAAAAGAACGTATATATCAATCTATATGTAATGCTCTTTGTATGTCTTATCAAACTGACGATATTGGTATAGATGATGTTGAAATTGGGAACGATGATGTGCCTATAAACTAAACGCCAAGGGTTTTAGGTGAATTTCAACACCCATAAAAAAATTGCTAACAAACTTTTTTTTACCGGGAAAATTCAATAGTTGATGGTGATCTGAGAATAGGTAGCTAGAATGTTAGCTTAATGATCACCATCTTCTATTGTTAATAACTTTTTCAAAATACTTGTCCTTTTCTTTGGATAAGTCGAAAAAAATTCTTATATTAGTATTATAATAAAAAAGACCAAACTAAATGAAAAAGTATTATAGCGATATACTAAGCAATCTAAAAGAGGACTCTGAACCTTTGAAACTAAATGATAGGGTTTTACTAATAGATGGCTTAAACACATTTATCAGAGCTTTTGTTATGAACCCTTCAACTAATGAAGATGGTATTCATATAGGCGGTATTAAAGGATTCCTTTTATCAATAGGCTATGCTATTAAAAATATTAAACCCACTAGGGTAATAATTTGTTTTGATGGTGCTGGCGGTTCACAACGTAGACGTAAACTACATCCAGATTATAAACAGAATCGTAAAGTAAACCGAAAGCTTTTAAGAGCTGCCCATCAAGATCACTCAGCTGAAGATAATAAACTTGCAATGAAGTATCAAATGCAAAGGCTAATTGGGTATCTTTCTAATTGCCCAGTAACATTGGCAACTATAGATAAAATAGAAGCCGATGATTCAATAGCTTATATGTGCAAACAACTATTACCAGATAGCAATTGTTTTATAATGTCTTCAGATAAAGACTTCTTACAATTAGTAGATAGCAGGATTACAGTTTGGTCTCCAACAAAAAAGAAATATTATTTTGCACACGATGTTCAAGATGAATTTGGTTTAATACCAGAAAATTATATATTATACAAATGCTTGCTTGGTGACAAAGGTGATAATGTTCCTGGCATTAGAGGTTTAGGTCATAAGTCTCTTATAAAGCATTTACCTATTCTATTCGGTCCAGACGTATTAACTCTAGAAGATATTATAGAATATGCAAAAACAAATTCAATTCCATCAAGACAATTGAATTTAATTAAAGATAACGAAGATAAGCTCTATCTAAACTATCAACTAATGCAATTACATGAAACTGAAATATCAGGTTCAGCAAAAGAAAAATTGCAAAATATATTAAAAGCAGATATTCCTTCATTCGTAAAATATGATTTTATGAAAATGCTTTTAGAAGATAGAATGCTTATAGTAAAAAACATAGAATTTTGGATAAGAGATGTTTTCTTATCACTAGACACAAAGGCTAAAGAATGATAAACAAACTTTCAGATTTCGGATATAACTTTCAAGTTAAATTAATAGCTGCACTATTAACTGATAAAAACTTTTTGCAACAGATTTCAGATATATTAGATTATAAATATTTTGAATCAGAAGCAACATCTTTTATTGTTAAATGTATAAAATCGCATGTTATAGAATTTAAGGCTCCACCAACAATGGAGGTAATGAAAGTAAAAATTAAAGAATTAAAGGATGACGTATTAGAAACATCTGTTGTATCTTCATTAAAAGATGCAATGAGAAATGTTGAATCTACTGATCTAGCATTTATTAAAGAAGAATCTATAAAGTTTTGTAAAAATCAAAAATTAAAGGGTGCTATCGTTGAATCTGTTAACCTATTAGAAAGTGGAGAATTTGAAGCTATTAAGGTTAAGATTGATGAAGCAATGAAAGCTGGGGGAGATAGGAATATCGGTCACGAATATAATATTGATGTTGATGATAGGTATAAGGAAAGTGTTCGTAACACAATTACAACAGGATGGGAAGTAATTGACGATTTAGCAGATGGAGGTTTGGGCTCTGGAGAATTAGGAGTAATGGTAGCACCCGCCGGTATTGGAAAATCTTGGGCATTAGCAAATGTTGGTGCCAACGCAGTAAAAGCAGGTAAAACAGTTTTACATTATACATTAGAATTAAATCAAGCTTATGTTGGTTTGAGGTATGATTCTATATTCACAGGTATTGCTGCTCAAGATTTGAAGTATAATTTAGATGACGTTAAGAAAAGGTTAAAAACTATACCAGGAGAATTGATTATAAAATATTACCCTACAAAGGGTGCAACAGTTTTATCTATTGGTTCTCATATAGAGAAATGCATAATACAAAGTAAAAAACCTGATCTAGTAATCGTAGATTATGCCGATTTATTACGCGGTAATGGTAGAGAAGTAAGACACGAGCTTGGTAATATATACGAAGATTTACGTGGATTAGCTGGTGAATATGAAATCCCAGTATGGACAGCTTCTCAAGCTAATCGTTCTGCATTACAAGAGGACGTAATTCAAGCTGATAAAATTGCTGAATCTTATTCGAAGATAATGACTGCAGATTTTGTAGTTTCTTTATCCAGAAAGATAGAAGACAAGGCAGCTGGAACTGGGAGATGGCATGTTATAAAAAATAGATTTGGACCAGATGGTATTACTTTACCATCAAAGATGAATGCTTCTAATGGTCAAATAGATATCTATGATGGAGGCACTGTACAAGGCCAAGCAGCACAACAAGACATCAATGACAATTCAGAATATTTAAGAAAAATGCTAGGTAAAAAGTTCGAAGAATTAAATACAAAGTAGAGGTTATATAAATATATATGCATATTTATTATGGAGACTGGCACTAACCATGCCGGTCATTTTTATCTATAAAAACTAACAAAAATAAAGGAAGAAACAATGGAAGTATCAAATCAGATTTTATCGGAAATCACAGTATACATGAAGTACGCCAAGTATAACGAGGAGCTAGGCAGAAGGGAAACGTGGAAAGAATTAGTTACTCGTAATAAAAAAATGCATATAAAGAAATTTCCAACATTGAAAGATGAAATTGAAGATGCTTATAAATTAGTATATGATAAGAAAATTTTGCCGTCTATGAGGTCTTTGCAATTTGGTGGAAAACCAATAGAGATATCTCCAAACAGAATTTACAATTGTGCTTATTTACCAATAGATTCCATTGAATCTTTTAGTGAAACTATGTTTTTGTTGTTGGGTGGAACCGGAGTTGGTTATTCTGTTCAAAGACATCACGTAAATAAATTACCAGTTATCAATAAGCCTTATCCAAAAAGAAAGAGAAGATTTTTAATTGGAGATTCAATTGAAGGTTGGGCTGATGCTGTAAAGGTGTTGATGAAATCTTATATGAATGGAGGAGGATCTAGAATAGAATTCGATTATTCTGACATTAGAGCTAAGGGAGCAAGGTTAATTACTTCAGGTGGTAAAGCTCCAGGACCTCAGCCTCTAAAAGAATGTTTATTAAAATTGCAAGGTATATTAGAATCAAAAGAAACTGGTGATAGATTAACTACATTAGAAGCTCATGATATGATTTGTCATATTGCTGATGCTGTATTAGCAGGAGGTATTCGTAGAGCTGCTTTAATTTCTTTATTTAACGCAGACGATGAACAAATGATTTCTTGTAAATCGGGTGATTGGTGGGAGAAGAACCCTCAACGTGGTAGAGCAAATAACTCTGCTTGTTTAATGAGACATAAAATTACTAAATCTTTCTTCATGGATCTTTGGAAAAGAGTTGAATTATCTAATGCTGGAGAACCTGGTATCTATTTCAATAATGATAAAGATTGGGGAACTAACCCATGTTGCGAAATTGCATTAAGACCTTTTCAGTTTTGTAATTTATGCGAAGTAAACGTTTCAAATATTGAATCTCAAGAAGATCTTAACAAGAGAGTAAAGGCAGCAGCATTCATTGGAACTTTACAAGCAGGATATACAGAATTCCATTATCTAAGAGAAATTTGGAGAGAGACTACAGAGAAGGATGCATTAATAGGAGTTTCAATGACTGGTATAGGTTCTGGAGTCGTTTTAGGTTATAATATGACTGAAGCTGCAAAAATAGTTAAGAAAGAAAATATAAGAGTTGCAAAGATAATAGGTATTAATAAGTCTGCAAGAACTACAACAGTTAAACCAGCAGGAACAACTTCTTTAGTATTAGGAACTTCTTCAGGTATTCACGCATGGCACAATGACTATTATATTAGAAGAATAAGAGTTGGTAAGAATGAATCTATTTATCCTTATCTAAAAGCAAACCATCCTGATTTAATAGAAGATGAATATTTTAGACCACACGATACAGCAGTTATTCAAGTGCCACAGAAAGCACCAGAAGGTTCTATACTAAGAACAGAGTCACCATTTCAGATTTTAGAGAGAGTAAAGAAAGTAGCATCTGAATGGGTAAATCCTGGTCATAGAAACGGGTCAAACACTCACAACGTTTCAGCAACTATATCATTGAAACCTGACGATTGGGAATTAGCTGGTCAATGGATGTGGGAAAATAGAAAACATTATAACGGACTATCAGTATTACCTTATAATGGTGGAACATATACTCAAGCACCATTTGAAGATATTACTAAAGAAAAATACAATGAGATGTTACAATCACTAAGTGATGTAAACCTTTCAAACGTTATGGAAAAAGAAGATAATACAAATTTATCTGGGGAATTAGCTTGTGCAGGAGGATCTTGTGAAATCACTTAAAGACGACTGGATCTCTGCTCTATACTTCCAACAAATGGTTATTAAAAACTCCAAGGAGAATAATAATGATCAACATAAACGAATTGAACCGAAAGTTAAAAGCAGCTCAAGAGGAAATAAAGGAATTCCAAAAAAATTGCAAACATGAAAAACAAGCAATGAAGATGAACGACAAGAATGAAATAAAATGGCACTGCATAAAGTGTGATATGTTTACAAAATTACCAACAAAGGACGAGGTTACAAAATGGCTGAAATAAAAGAAGAAAAAGAATTAGTTTTACAAAGAGTACCACCTGGAGATCAATGGTCTCCTGTCAATGGTGATACAAAAATGGTACTACCATCTTTAACAGAAGGGTTAGAATACATTTTTCAGAGAGATGGACAAAGAGATTTTCATTTAGCAGCATTAGATGGTAAAGTATATGCTGTTAGTGAAATAGAAATAGCTCCTCCTCCACCAAAGAAATTCAATTTATATGGCGAATAATTTCGATAAGTCGAAAAAATTTATTATATTAGTTATATGATTACAATGATAGAAGGCCCTAGGAATACGGGCAAAACACACTTACTAAAAGAGTCTGGAATAAAGGTTTATAAATTTCCATTTGCAAAATGGTATGATATCTTAGATTTAGGCAAAGATAAATTAGCTGCAAATGCTTTTGGCATGGGCAGGTTAATGTTGCATGACTTAGATAACAATGGGTATATAGACAATATAGTTACAGATAGAAGTATTATTACTCCATTAGCTTGGGGAGTTATAGAAGGTCGCATGGATAAAAGACAATCTCATAACCTTTTAATGGAAATGATAAATACTGGTATTATAAACGTTGATAATAAAATTATTTATATGAAAGGCGATAATCCAAATGGCAGAAACAGAGGAGATCATTGGGATGAAGCTGATTATGAAATAGAAGATAGAATGTATTATCATATAATGGAAACAATTGATAAATATTTAGGAAACGTTATAGAGTTTGAAAATAAATTTGATAAGTTATCAGTTGCATTATTTAAGAAGGCAGTACTATGAGTTTCTCACAATATCCATCACACGCAATTAAAAAGACCAAAGAAAAATTATACTCTTTAGGTAAAGAAGTATTCAGTGGTAAATGGCAATCAGTAGATACGGATCATGCAATGTGGGAATTATTCAATCATAATTTTTCTACAGCAATGCCTCAAACTATTGAAGAAATGGCTAAAGAAATCAAACCCAATCTTCCTTGGGCAAATGATCATTTTGAAGAAAGAATTGGGGGTAAACCATTGAATCCTCCACCAAGTAACGAATGGTGGCCATTTGCACAAAGAGGTAACAAGCAATTCAAAGCAGAAGAAAAGTTTTCTCATACATATCCTGAAAGACTATGGCCTCCATATAGAAAGGGTGTTAGATATAATTATGGCGATATGGGTGATGTAATAGATTTGCTAGAAAGAGAACCCTATACTCGTCAAGCTTTCTTACCAATATGGTTTCCAGAAGATACTGGTGCTCATCACAAAGAAAGAGTTCCATGTACAATAGGTTATCATTTTATTAGAAGAGCTGAATTTCTGCACATGTTTTACTTCATTCGTTCATGTGATTACGTCAGACACTTTAGAGATGATATATACATGGCAATGAGAAAAGCCAGATTTGTATTAGATGAATTACAAAAAAGAAGTAAAGATTGGAAAGAAGTAAAGCTTGGTCTTTATGATATGAAAATAATTTCATTACACTGTTTTGCTGGTGAAAAAGAAATACTAAAACAAAATAATAAATAGGAGAAGAAAATGAAGTTTACAAAAATTAGAGATGTTAAATCTCCAACAAGAGCTAACTCAACAGATGCAGGTATAGATTTTTTTATACCTAATACTGAACAACCGATGTGCTTAAGCCCAGGTCACTCATGCGTAGTACCATCTGGTATTAAGGTTAATTGCCCAGAAGGTTATGCACTGATAGCATTTAACAAGTCAGGTATAGCAGTTAAAAAATCTTTGCATGTTGGTGCATGCGTAGTAGACCATGGTTATCAAGGTGAAGTACATATAAATTTAACTAACGTTGGTACAGAAAATATAACATTAGAACCTGGTGATAAAATAGTCCAGTTTGTTTTATTACCATTAGGAGATCCAAAAGTAGAAGAAGTATCAGAAGAAAATCTATATAACGAAGTATCTTCTAGAGGTGAAGGAAAATTTGGCTCATCTGGGACAAAATAGTTCTCCAAAAATTTGGATATGTCGAAAAAAATGATTATATTAGTATATAATAAAAAAAGATAAAATATGCTGAAAGATATAAAGGTTTCAAAAATTACATCCCAATTCAATAAAGGCGATTGGGATATGTACCTTTCTGGGTACGATAAAGATGGTAAAAATGTTAAGCTCAAAGAAAAGTGCAAAGATTATTTTTACTACGATGCAGAACATATTTCTGATATAGATGAATTCCCTGGGTTAAAAGCTCCGGGTGATGAAATATTCAAATCAGTTGATGGAAAAGATCTTTTAAGAGTTTATTACACTTCTATTAAGAATAAAAATAAACTTGTTAAGAAAAACGTTAAACGCACATATCAAGCTGATCTTTCACCTGAATTCAAATTCATGTTAGATAATAATTTGGAATGGTCTTCAAAGCGTCACTTTATGTATTTGGATATTGAAACTTGGTATGATCCAGAGGATTCATCTCAAAATAGACCTGATACCCCTAATATGCCAATTACTTCGATAGTTGCTTATTCTAGTGAAGCCGATAAATATTTTGTATTTTCATGGCATCCAGAAAAGACTAAAAAGTTTGATGAACCAAAATTCGTTGACAAAGACAATGTTACTTATGTTTTTTGTAAAACTGAGCAAGAGGTACTATTGGGCTTTATCAATTTAGTTAAAACTTCAAACCCAGATATACTTTCAGGTTGGTATTCTTCAGGCTATGATATGCCTTATATATTGAATCGTTCAAAAAGGTTAAATATACCTATTGAAGATATATCAGTTGTAAAAGATTATTACATCAAAAAACGTGGTGACTATTGGAAATTTCAAATAAAAGGTTTAGACCATATAGATATGATGGAAGCTTTACAAGATTTGAAATATAATTTACCCAATTGGAAATTAGCAACTGCAGCAAAGGTTATTCTAAAAGATGAAGAGTTTGGTAAATTAACTGAAGCTACCTGGAAAAACTGGATTGATGATTATGAAGGCTTCTTAAAATACGCTGTTAGAGATGTTGAAATTCTTAAAGAAATAAATGAAAAAGTTCAAGTGTTTGATCTGTATATTTCTATGCAACAAATTGCAAATTTGCAAACATTAAATTTAGTATTCTTTAAGTCTATGCTATGTGATAATTACATGTGCAAAGAATTTCATAATAAAACTATATTCCCAACTAGATATTCTAAACGCAGAAGAGATTACCAGGGTGCAATTGTTATTGAACCAACAGAGCCAGGGTTAAATGAAAATGTAACAGTTATGGATTATACTTCTCTATATCCAACAACAATGATGGCTTTTAACATTTCACCTGAAACCTTTATATGCTCTCAAGAACAGTGTGAGAAAGCTGGTATGGATATCGAAGATGTAGTCCAGCAATTGAAAGATGATAATATTGATTACGTAGATACTGGATATTCTAAGGATTTATTCGGTAGAAGGTATTTGTTTTATGGTCATACTCACAAGGTAGGAATTATACCTCAGATACTTAAAAAGATCTTTGTTCAAAGAGTAGAGATTAACCGGGCATTAAAAGCTGGTGAAATTGCAGATGAGAATTATGAAGCAATGCACAAAAGACAATGGTCATATAAAATTATTATGAACTCAGCCTATGGTGCAATGGGATATTCACTATTCAGAATGTGTTTATTCGAATGCGCAGATGCTATTACATTCTTTGCAAGACAAGCTTTGAAATTTGGTTTGATTCATTTCAACGAGAAAGGTCATAAACCCTTATATGCTGATACTGATTCTGTATTCATTAAGTCTAATGGTAAAGATGAGGATGGTATGAAAGGTATGCAAAAAGAATATAACGATTCCTTATATGAAAACTTCGTCAAGAAACATAATACTGGCCCGGTTAAAGAGTTCATGTTCCTTGATCTTAAATTCGAATATTATCTAGATAGAATTTACTTCGGAGATGTTAAGAAAAGATATTATGGTATTGTAAAAGGTTCAGGTTATAAAGTAATACGTGGTATGAATATTATACGTAAAGAAACACCAGAGTTCTTAAAGAAAAGATTAAATGATATGGCAGAATTAGCTGTTAATAATAGACTTACTTTAGATTGGGTATTAAATTTACGTAAAGAAGTAGAAGCACAACCCTATCAAAAGATAGGTATGGCCAAAGGTTTTGGTAAACCATTTAATACTTATACCAAGACAATGCCTCAACATGTTAAAGCAGCAGTTTGGGCTAATGATATATTAGGAACAGAATTAACTAATATGGATAATCCTTATTTATTTTATGTTAAATCTAAAATAGAGGATGATCTTAAAGTTAAACAAAGACATAAAGCAATTTGTATAAATGAAGATGACTTACATTTAATAGATAAAAATAAAAATAAATTTGAAATAGATTATGATATACTATTTTACAAACAATGTATTGTACCTATTGAAGAGTTTAAGCAAATGCCTTATATAGTAGAATTACTTGAAAAATATAATGAAACTATTGCAAATTGATAGTTCTACTCTATATTTATATAAGTAAATAAAAAGTTATAAATCAATAATAATGGAGGTTAATATGTTATATCCAATTAGCGACAAAGTCGTAATCAAAAAAACAACAGATGATGATGTTACATCCGGCGGAGTAATTATGCCTGATACATCACAAGAAGCAGTTATTACTGGTGAAGTAGTAGCAGTTGGTCCTGGGCAAATGTTGATATCAGGGTCAAGAGGGCACATGCAATGTAAAGTGGGAGACACTGTTATATTCTTAAAGCATAGTGCAAGAAAAGCCGAGATAGATGGTGAAGACTATCTTATAATCAGAGAACCAGATTTAGAAACAATTATAGGAGAATAAAATGGCAAGAAATTTAGACTTTGGCTCAGATGCCAGAACTGAACTGTTCAGGGGTGTTGATAAATTAGCAGATGCAGTAAAAACTACTTTAGGACCTAGCGGTAGAAACGTAGTTATCGAAAAAGACTTTGGTCAATATCACTCAACAAAAGATGGAGTTACCGTTGCAAAAGAAATAGAACTGGAAGACCCAGTACAGAATGCTGGTGCACAAATGGTAAAGGAAGTAGCAAATCAAGTAAACGATGAAGCTGGTGATGGAACAACAACAGCAACTGTATTAGCTCATTCAATTCTAAAAGAAGGATACAGAAACGTTATGAATGGTTCTAATCCTGTAGAATTAAAAAGAGGAATGGAATTAGCAGCAAAAGGTATAGTAGAAGCTATTGATGATATTTCAATAGAAGTTACTTCCAATGAAGAGATAACACAAGTTGGAACCATTTCAGCAAATAACGATTCAACTATTGGTAACTTAATTTCATCTGCAATGGATAAAGTTGGAAATGATGGAGTAATTACAGTAGAAGAATCTAGAACTGCTGATGATGAATTAGAAGTAGTTGAAGGGTTACAATTTGATAAGGGTTATTGTTCTCCATACTTTATTACTAATCAACAATCTATGATAGTTCAAATGGAAGAACCTTTAATTTTACTATACGATAGAAAATTGACTTCACTAAAAAGTTTAGTTAAAACTCTTGAATATTGTATTGCTCAATCTAAACCTCTAGTTGTTATTGCAGAAGATATTGATGGAGAAGCACTAGCAGGTTTAATTGTAAACAAAGCAAGAGGTACACTACAAATTGCAGCTGCAAAAGCTCCTGGCTTTGGTGATAAAAGAAAAGATATGCTAGAAGACATTGCTTGCTTAACTGGTGGTACAGTAGTATCAGTTGATAAAGGTATGAAATTAGAAAACTTTGATCCTCAATGGTTTGGTTCTGCAAAAGTGGTTACTATGGATAATAAACAAACAACTATAGTAGATGGAGCAGGTGAAGCAGAAGTTATTCAGAAAAGATGCGAAGAGATTCAAAGCATGATTGATTCTGCAAATTCTTCTTATGAAAGAGAAGGTATGCAAGAAAGACTTGGTAAACTAATTGGTGGGGTAGCAATAATGAAAATTGGAGCTGGCTCTGAATTGGAAATGAAGGAAAAGAAAGATAGAGTTGAAGATGCACTTGCAGCAACAAGAGCAGCAATAGACGAAGGAATAGTTCCTGGTGGTGGTATTGCACTTATGAGAGCTAGAACTTCAATTACAAGTTTAGAAGGCGAGAATGACGCACAAAATCAAGGTATATCAATTGTACTAAAAGCTTGCTCAGCACCATTCAATTCCATAATGGAAAATGCTGGACTTAATTCAGATGTTATTTGGAACAAGGTTGCAGAAGAAAATAAAACTTATGGATTCGATGCAAGGAATGAAGAAGTAGTAGATATGCTAGAATCTGGAATTATTGATCCTGCAAAAGTAACTAGAGTAGCTTTAGAAAAAGCAGTATCAGTAGCGGGAACAATGTTAACTACTGAATGCGTAGTATCTAAAATAAAAACTGATAATAAAGAAACAGCTAATCCAATGGCTGGAATGATGGGAATGTAATTATGGGAAAAGAAATAAACATGAATCAGCAACAACAAGTAAACATTAATCCTAAAGATCTAGTAGATGTAGTATGCTCAGAATGCGGATGTCAAACTTTCACTCAAGTTTTTCTATTCAAAAAGCTTTCAGCTGTATTATCTCCAAATGGTAAAGAATCTATGATACCTTTGCAAGTTTTTAAGTGCACAGATTGTGGACACATTAATGATGAATTTATTCCAAACAACGATGGTAAAAAAATACTTTAATGTCTAAGCAAAAAGAAATACAGCATCATCACCCAGATCACTATAACAAGGGAGAGATAGAAGTATGGGACTTTATTGCTGACCAAAAATTAGATTTCTTTGAAGGTAATATAGTAAAATATATTTGCAGATGGAGAACAAAAAATGGGTATAAAGATTTATTAAAAGTAAAAGAATACATAGATAAATACTTAGAAGTAACTTCAAAAGAATATGAACTTTAATACAGTAAATATAAAAGATCCACTTGCAATGTCTAGAGAGGCAAAGCGTAGAGGTAAGAAAATGATTTCTAATTCTCAGATCAAGACTTATACTCAATGCCCTCACAAGTGGAAGACTATGTATATAGACGGAAACAAAGAATACCAACAATCTATATTCTTTACATTTGGTACAGCAATGCATGAAACTATACAGCATTTCTTAACTGTTATGTATAATCAAACTGCTAAAGCTGCTGAATCCTTAGATTTACCAAAATTGCTAAAAGAGAATATGAGCATTGCATATAAATCAGCATTGAAAAGAAATAAGGGTGAGCATTTCACAAATAAATTTGATCTTGAAGATATATACAAACAAGGTGTTAATATACTAAATGAGTTTGTAAAGAAAAGAGGTCAACACTTTTCAAAAAAGAATACAGAATTATTAGGAATAGAAATTCCAATACTTATTGAATCTGATGTAAATTCTAATATATTGATTGGTGGTTTCTTAGATATCGTAATGAAAGAACATGATAAGATAAAAATATACGATATCAAAACTTCATATAAAACTTGGGATAAGAAAAAGAAAAAAGAAGGCTCTTTTCAATTAAGATTATACAAAAAATACTTTGCAAAACAATATGATATATCAGAAGAGGACATAGATATAGAATTTTTCATTGTAAAAAGAAATGTATATGAAAATTGCGATTTCCCTCAAAGCAGAATACAAAGATTCTCTCCAGCTTCTGGTAAACCTACTATGGCAAAAACTGCAAAAGTAGCAAATGAATTTATAACTTCAGTTTTTAATGAAGATGGAAGCTATAATACAAATAGAAAATACGAGGCAATAGCAGGTGTTAAAGGGCACAACTGCAAATATTGCCCATTCAAAACAAACTATGATTTATGCCCTAAAGAAAATAGAATAAGGAGTTAATTATGACTATTAAGATGATTGAAACATTGATGAATATCGCAATTGCAGAAAGATCAAAAGCTCAAATGAATTTGAACATTTACTTATCTAATGGAGCAGCTATAGGTGAACACCCAGATGTAGTAGACGAAGCAAATAAATTAGTAGCAGCTGTAGCTGAAGCGGATGGAAAGATTGAAGTTCTAAATAATTTAGTAAAAGAGTTACAAAGTCTTGAAGAAGCAAAACCTAAAAAATAGACCTAAATTAGATTTACATGGTGTATTCCATAAAGAAGTTTTTAGTGAAGTTGATAAATTTGTTAGTGAAAATTTATATGCAAATGAAATAGAAATAGTAACAGGTTATAGTAATAGAATGAAAGATTTAGTTCAATTAGTTTTATCAGACTATAAATTAAAAGGTGAATGCCCTCCATACAACGATGGAACTTTAATAGTTAAATTATGAAAATAAGATTATCAATACAAGACAGTAAAATATTAAAAAAGAATGAAACTTATACTTTACTAGATAATACGAAATTAAATAATCTAGTTGTATCTAAAACTATATTACATCCAGGACAAGAAACAAATGGTCACAAACATCCAGGACAAGAAGAAGTATATATGTTTACTTCTGGTCATGGTAAAATGGAAGTTAATCCTGAATGGAGAAAGGGGGCAGGATTCTTTGTTAATCCCGGCGATGTCGTACTAATACCAGATGGATATTTCCATAAAGTATGGAATGAAAGTGAGACAGAAGATTTAATATTTGTATGCGTATTTGATGGAAAAAGAAATCATTAAAATTTGGATATGTCGTAAAAATTTATTATATTAATAAAATGAAAAGAAAAATAGGTATAGTAGGAAGTAAAGAATATTCTAATAAGAGAAAAGTTAAAGACACTATATTCGAATTGAAAAAAAGATTTGGTGAAGAAGTAGAAATAGTTTCAGGTGGTTGTTCTCATGGTGCTGATAGGTATGCAAAGAAATACGCATTAGATTTCCAATTATCATATAAAGAATTTAACCCAGCTCATACAGTTCAAAATTTATATTCTGCATTGAATGAAAATTATTATAACAAACAATATGCACCAAAAAACTTTTTTCATAGGAATAAACTTCTTGCTAGATACGTAGATTATATAATTGCTTTTATCCCAGAAGGTGTTAATGCAAATGGAACCATGGATACAATAAAGCATGCAAAAAAATTAGGTAAAAAAATAGTGATAATTACTTAACTTTCGATATATATCTATATATTTATATACGAAGGAAATGGTTATGAAATACAAAGAAAACAAACTAACATCGGTTAACGTTAACGATAATAATCGTAAAGAATTCAAGAAGCTTGCAATTGATGAAGAAATAACATTCCAAAAGCTTGTTAATATAGCTTTGGAGTTATATATAACTGATGTGAAGTTTAGACGTCAAATAAACAAAAGGAGATAGGTTATATGAAACTTCCATCATTGAAGAAAGCAAAGAAAAAGTCTTACAAGAAAAAGATTTTATTATTATCTGATGATCTAAGGTTAAAGTCTGGTGTAGGGACTATGTCTAAGGAAATCATTAGAGGAACATTACACAAATACGATTGGGTTCAAATAGGAGGAGCTCTAAATCACCCAGATGAAGGCAAAGGCTTAGTAGACCTTTCAGAAGAATTTCAAAAATCAACTGGTGTAGGTGATGCTTCAGTTAAAGTAATACCATGTGCAGGATATGGTAATCAGCAATTGTTAAGAGCAGTGATAAAAGATCATAAACCAGATGTTATATGTCACTTTACTGATCCTAGATTTTGGGACTGGCTTTATCAAATGGAACATGAAATTAGACAAACTACTCCTATCACCTATCTTAATATTTGGGACGATTTACCTTTCCCTCATTGGAATGAAAATGCATACGAATCTTGCGATTTGCTAATGGCAATTTCCAAGCAAACTTATAATATAAACAAGCACGTTTGCCAAAGAAAACCAAGAGTAGAAGGTAAAGATTTATTCTACGTACAACATGGTATAGATGAAAATATTTTTAAGCCTATAGATAAATCAACAGAAGAATTTAAGAAATTTCAATCTGAAGTATTAGGTGGTAAAGAAAAAGATTTTATATTATTTTTTAATTCAAGAAATATTAGAAGAAAATCGCCATCTGATTTAATACTTGGTTATAGTAAATTCTGTGAACAATTGACAAAGGAACAAGCCGATAAATGCTTATTACTAATGCATACAGATGCAGTAGACCCTAATGGTACAGATCTACCAGCTGTTATGAGAGCACTATCACCTAAATACGATGTTAGGTTTAGTACTCAAAAAATGGACGAGAAATTCTTAAACTATTTATATAATGTAGTAGATGTTACATGCAATCCTTCTTCAGCAGAAGGTTTTGGTTTATCTCATATGGAATCTCTGATGGCTGGTACTCCAACTATAACATCTGTCATTGGTGGTTTACAAGATCAAATGGGATTCAAAGTAAATGGAGAAGAATTCAGCGTTAAGCATTTATCAGCTGATATGCCTAGTAATTCTACAGGAGAGATATCTACAGAACATGGAGAATGGACTTTACCTTTATGGCCTCAATTAAATTTACAAGGTTCACCAGCAACTCCCTATATATACGATTCTAAAAGTAGCATAAGTCAAATAACAAATCAAATGAAAGTTTGGTATGATTTAGGACCAGAAGAAAGAAAAAGAAGAGGATTAGCTGGAAGGAATTGGGCTATTGAAAATGGCTTTAACCATGTTGGTATGGCTAATGCATTCATTAAAGCAACAGAAGCTTGTCTTGAAAATTTTCAACCAAGAGCAAGTTATACATTAGAAAAAGTTGAAGTTAATCCAAAAGAAGTATATCCAGCAGGAGTTATATTATGAAACAAAATTTAGTTATTAGTTGCCCATCAACAAGTAGATCTGGTTACGGAGATCATGCTAGAGATTTAATTAGAAGTTTAATTTCTATGGACAAATTCAATGTTAGAATATTAGATCAAAGATGGGGAGTATGCCCACAGAACGCATTGACAGAAGAAGATGAAGACATAAGCTCTAGAATTATTTGGGATGGGAAGTTATCACAAAAACCCGACGTTTGGATACAAGTTACTGTTCCCAATGAATTCCAAGCAGTAGGTGAATATAATATAGGTATAACTGCTGGAATGGAAACTACACTTGTTGATCCAACATGGTTAGAAGGTTGCAACAGAATGGATAAAATCATAGTTCCATCTGAACATTCTAAAAATGTATTTGTACAATCTAAATATGATAAACATGATAAGAAGACTAACACAAAGACTGGAGAATTAAAACTTGAAGTTCCATGTGAAGTTCTATTTGAAGGGTCAGACATGAATATATTCAAAAAGACCAAAGATATACCAGTAACAGTAATAGAATCTATGAAAGAAGTAAAAGAAGAATTTTGTTTCTTAAACGTTGGTCACTGGTTGCAAGGAGATTTTGGTCATGATAGAAAAGATGTTGGAGGAGTAATAAAAGTTTTCTGTGATACATTTAATGGTATAAGGAAAAAACCAGCATTAATTATAAAAACTTCTGGTGCTACATATTCTATACAGGACAAACAACAAATTTTACATAAATTCAGAGCAGTAATGAGAACTGTAAAGAATTTAGATGTTAGCGTTTATTTATTGCATGGAGATATGAAGCCAGAAGAATTGAATGGTTTATATAATCACCCTAAAGTAAAAGCGATGGTTAGCTTTACTCACGGCGAAGGATATGGAAGACCATTACAAGAATTTAGTATTACTGGTAAACCTACTATAGCACCTGGTTGGTCTGGTCAAGTAGATTTCCTATCGCAATATGGAGTATTATTGAAAGGTAAAGTACAACAGGTACACCCTTCAGCTGCACAAGAAAAAATGATATTAAAAGAATCTGGTTGGTTTTACGTTGATGTAAATTATGCAACGGCTGTATTTAAGGACGTCTACAAAAATTATAAAAAATATTTAGAAACTACTAGAAAGCAAACTCAATATATAAAAGAGAATTTTACATTAGATTTAATGAAAGAAAAATTCAAAGCTATGATGGGATCTATACCAACAAAAGCCGAGAGAGTAGAATTTAATTTACCAAAATTGGAGAAACAAAATGCATAGAGTAAACAATGACGATTGGCAGACAAGCCCAATCACGAATAGAAAAGAAGTACTAATAGAATACGACGATAAAGACCGTGAACAAAAATTTTGCATTGGCAGCGGGTTCTTTACAAATGAATTTCCACTTAATTATAAAAAGAATCCAGATTTTCAAATTGAAAACTATGAAAAGAATATGCCTCAATTAATGAAAGATTTAAGATTTGATGATGGAGAGTCATATTGGTATCCAACAACGATTCAATTGAAAGATGGTATAGTATTTCCAGATGGAGAATCTAAAGAAGATTGGAAATGGTGTTATGCACCAATTACTGAATTAGAGGATAAAGAAAAAGTTGGTGAATTTGTTTCTAAAATAGATATGGATAAAGCTGAAAGATTTGATAGATTTTTAGAAGCTAGTAAAAAATTAAACGGAGTAGATTTAGATGAATTATCTGAGTGAGCATCGTACTAAACAGGGTAGAAAGTATCAAATATCTAAAGCTGGATTGCAGAAAGGAATGATAGTATCTTGTAGATACACGAATAAGAAAGGTCAATCAGAAAACAAGATGATAGTAATACTTAACCCTGGTTACAAGGGTAAAATACATGCACTATCTTTATCTAGATTCAGTTCCAAAAAGTTTAACAAATTAGCTGAAACAGTTGGAATAAGAGTTATACCAAAGTATGAAACAAGAGGCTTAGAAATTCCGAAGTTGGCAATGGACCAATCTTCAAATCGTTTTTATAGCGCTTACTTAAAAGATGTTAAAAGTGAATATAACGATGCTTATAGAACTTACTTTGCTAATAAACTTTCAGTTCCTTTTGTAATTGATTATAATTTTGATAAAAAAGATACACTATTATTATGATAACAGGATTCACAGCAGGTAACTTTGATATATTACATCCAGGTTACATAAAAACTTTCAAAGCAGCAAAAGAACATTGCGACAGATTTCTTGTATTTTTACAAAGAGATCCATCATTGCACAGGAAAAGTAAATACAAACCGATAATACCTTTGTATGATAGATATGAAACGCTAATGGCAATAAAATATATAGATGAGGTATATACATACCAAACGGAAGAGGAATTATACGAATTAATAAAGTTTTGGAAACCTCAAATTAGAATACTAGGAGAAGATTACATAGGAAAACCTTTTACTGGAGAAGATCTTCCACCAAAGGTAATATACACAACTAGATCTCACGACTGGTCAACTACTAAATTGAAGGACTTGATTACAAAACAGACAATCAAACAAAACCCGGAGATACTTAAAAAATGAAAATAACCTACGCAATTACAGTATGCAATGAGCATAAAGAAATAGAAAAGCTATTAACTTTTATATTCGAAAACAAAAGACTTGAAGATCAAGTAGTAGTTCAAATGGACAAAGACAACGTTACAGACAAAGTTTGGGATGTATGCGAAAGATTTGAAAATAGACAAGCAACTGAATACAGCTTGATACAGCATTCATTAAACAAGAACTTTGCAGAATATAAAAATCATCTAAATAAAAATTGTTCTGGTGATTGGATATTTCAAATAGACGCAGATGAAATACCAAACCCATATTTAATTGAAGCTTTACCTTTCATACTAGAAGCTAACCAGGATACTGAAGCTTTTTGGGTACCTAGAGTAAATACTGTTGAAGGTATTACTGATGCTCATATTGCAAAGTGGGGCTGGAGATTAGATGAAAATAATTGGGTTAACTTCCCTGATTGGCAAATGAGAATATATAGAAACAAAGAAGAAATATATTGGATTAAACCTGTACATGAACAATTGAAAGGTTATACTAAATTTGCTAATTTACCAGCAGATGAAAAATTTGCATTATATCATCCAAAGAAAATTGGAAGACAAGAAAAGCAAAATGAATTTTACGAGACTATCTAATGAAAATTCTAATCTATGGTTCAGCTCATTTAACAAGTGAGACTTGTAAAGTATTAAAAGACCATTACGATTTAGTTGGTCATATACCATCTGTAAACCCAGTTATAGCTGGAGATATGGAATTACCAATAGTAACTGAAGACGTAGATCACGATATAAAATTATCTTTGCAATATAATGTTAAAATGCAAAACATAGAAAACGCATACAATGTTCATACAGGTTTATTACCTCTATGGGGCGGACAAGATATTTTATACCATACGATAAAAGAAAAAGCAAAAAGACAAGGGTTAACTTTTCACAAGATGTCTAAAGACTTTGACTATGGAAATATAATTTCAAAGACAACTTACCCAGTTTTTGAAGAAGATGACATGATAGATTTATACTCTAAAATGACTGCTATATTTCCAGGCTTTGTATTAAGTTCTCTAAAACTTTTAGAAAACTTAGGAAATGAAAATGTAAACAAATGCCAAAAGAAAAGGCCTAGATTATTCAAAAGGGGTAAAATAGATTCATCAGACATGAATGTTTATAAAGAAACTTTACCAATATTGAGAAAGCTTTATGAAAAATAAATCTTGTAATGTAATAGTTTATTGGTCTGGTGAAAGGCGAAGATCTAATGGAACTGGTTATGCAATAAAACTATTAAAGTATAATATAGAAATTGCAAAGACTACAAATGGTGGATGCCCTTATGATACTATAATAGTTAACAATGAAAATGCAAATGCAACTGATGAAGTTAAAGAATTATTAAAAAGTATAGATGGACAGAAAACTTTTAATGGTAAATTTATAGTTTTGAATAGACCTAACGTAGGAATTTCAATGGGAGCTTACTCTCATGCATACGAAAAGCTAAGAGAGGAATATCAATGGTGGCACTTTACTGAAGACGATTACATCTATAACGTAAAAGATTGGTACAAAGAAACAAAGAAATTTTATAACAGTAAAGAAAACGTTGGTGCAGTTGCAACTCTTGGTTCAAATGGTAATCATATAGATGGAGGTATTGGATTATACAAAAGAGAGATACTAGATTTATATTATAAAGATCACGGTAGATTATGCTGGAAAGATACTAATGCTTATGACTTTTCAAATGAAATAGGTTTTTCAAATGTATATTATAATATGGGCTATGGCTTATTGCAAATACCAAAGTGTTATTATATAAGATGGGGAAATGCTCATGGACAAGCACAAAAAGAATCTACTCACTTTGGAAAAGAAGCACCTTATATAGGAGAATGGTAATGAATAAAATAAAATACGATACAAAAAAATATAATTTTATAGAATGTTTTCAAAAAATATTCGAATGCGAAGATTTACAAAATGTACATAGAGATTGGAATTTAGCAAGAGAATATGAATTATTAGATAGAGTAGAAATAGACCAAGATACAGTTTATCATAAACACTTTTACGACAATATAGGTAATACAGATTACTATAATATTTACAAAAAATTTATAAGGGAAGTTGTATCTAATTTATTTGATGAA